ACTAATCAAGATGATGGAACAGCAGCAGCTTCGTGTGTATATCAAGATGTTACAAATGACTTGTTTGGAGTAGCTTCAGTAACAGCAGATGATTTTTGGGTTGCTAAAGATGCAATGATGTTCAAATACATTAGAGTAAAAACAGTAACAGCTGGTGGTAACAACGATGCAGATTACACATTATACCATAAAAAGGGTTATTAGGAGGACAAATTAAAATGGGATATTTAGACGGAAAAACATTGAACGATTTAACTCCAGCGAAATCAGAAGTGGGTAAGAGTAATCTTATTGAACTTACTGATGCTGAAAAATGGGCAGTAGTTGAAGCTTTGAAAGCAGGTAAAAGCCTAAAGGTGATTAAACGGAGTGTCTTGAGAGAAGAAGGGAAGGCTAAATTAAGTTTAAGTTATAGGCAAATCAAGGAGATTGAATCTGAATGGAAAGCTAAGATAGCAGAATTAACACCTGTTGAAATAACTGATAAGAGGACAATCTAAAATGGCATTAAGATTAACAGGTGTGGACCCAAGACAAATTTTATCAGCTTCAGCAGCAGATGCTAATTTACCACAAACAGGGGCAAGTACTTTATTCACTATTGCAGATGGTAACATTGAAGTAATTGCAATTGTTGGCACGGTAGGTACAGTTATTCAAGCACAAGCTAATGCAACTAAATTAGAATTTGATTCAGGCAATGGACCAAATGATTTATGTGCAACTTTAGATATTAATGCTCACACTTCAGGTTCTTTATATTATGTTACTGGAACTGTTGCTAACGCTATGGTAAATGTAACTGATGGTATTATCTTAAAACAAGCAACTCCTTGGATATTAGGACCAGGTGATATTGAATTGGACTGTGCAGCAAGTAACACAGGAACTACAAGTTGGGTATTATATTACAGAAAATTAGATGCAGCAGCTACAGTTACAGGAACATAAGGGTTAATTAATGGTATATCCGAAAATAAATGATGATTGGATTTTCAGGGAAACTTTTGATAGTGTTAGCTCTGCGATAGAAAATGGAGCTACTACTTTCACTGGTTCTCCAACAATTGATAAAGGATTTACTGGAGATGGAAGTTCTGATGTAAGGTATGCTGATGATGAAGATAACCGATTAGGAGTAAGTGAATATACAATTATATGTACAATCAATGCAACTTCTTTATCTGATTTTGATGGATTCGTTTCAAAAAGTTCAGGGATTGATGGGACACATATTGGATTAGGTGGTGCAGGTGGTGGAGATAATGATGACATTTATTGTTCAGTAAATACTGGTTCTGGAGCAGCGGCAGGATATTCAACAGGGGATATCATTTCTACAGGTACTTCTTACCATTGTGCTATGGTTTTTGATGGTGGTGGTGCAGCTAATGCTGATAGGTTAAAATTATATATTGATGGTTCTGAACAAACATTAACTTTCTCAGGGACAATCCCAGCAACTAGGCAAGAAAATGCTGATGATATAATTCTTGGAGCTAATATTAGTGCTGCAGGGAGAGAATTTGATGGTACAATTAATGATGTAAGGATATATAACCGAGCATTATCTGAAGATGAAATAAATGACATTTACAATTCTGGTAATGATGACATTACATTCAGTGAGATTAATGATAGCAGAGCGTTACTCGCATTACCTTTACGTTCTACTTATGATGATGGTGATAACAATGTTACTGAAAATATTGGTTCTCTTGGTGGCACCGTGGATGTTGATTCGGGAGTTACTCAATTGACACCGAGAGGTATGAATTTCCCTGGAACAAATAATACTTTAGTCATTGGGACTTCAGCATCTTATCCCTCTGGTGCAAGTGCACGAACTGTATTTTTGATATTGGAGACAACAGAAATCACGGGACAAACAAGATTTGGTGGATGGGGAAGTTCTGGTAGTTTTGGTGAGTTTTCTTTTGGTGTTGATACGGATACTACAACATTAGAATTAAGTAGGTATGGTGGTGATTTCACTCTATCTGGAAGTAATTTACCAAATGGTGGGATACATTCTGTTGCTTATGCTTACGATGGTACTGATGTAAAAGGGTACGTTGATGGTATTAAGAGTGGTAGTAATTCCACTCAAGCATTGGATACTAATAATGCAGGTGCTGCTCAAACTCCAAGTATAGGTTCCAGGTCTGGAGGAACTGTTGATGAGTTTATTGGTGATATGTATGTTGCAATGATATTTGATTTTGAATTGACTGATACACAAATAAAATATCTTCATAATAAATATATGAGGTTGTTGAACAAATGACGATAAAAGATTCACTTAGCTCTAACATTGTTGGACATTGGGATTTTAGGAAAGGTACGATTAAAGACCAAAGTAGTAATTCTAATGATGGTTCTTTTTCAGGAAGTCCACCATGGCGTAACACATCGAAAGGAAAATCGTTAGAGTTCCAAAGCACAAATATAGTTACTGTATCAGATTCAGTTGAATTACAAGCTACTAACATGAGTGTCATCATATTTGGTGATTTTCAGGAACAAACATCTGGTGCGAGGTTCTTTTCAAAGAGAGATGCAGGAGGTACACATATTGATTTCTTCAACTTTAGTGCATCTAACTTAGGAGTGTTTGATGGTACTAACACTTCGGATTTAGCTGCAGACATTACTAATGTGCGTATGATTGGATTTACTTTAACTAGCGGTTCACTTCCTGAGTTTTATTTAGATGGTGTTAATGTAGGTGACGGTGATGTTACTATAACTATCTCTGCTAATGATGCACCGATTGCTATTGGTAACTTTTATACAGGGAACAATCCTGCATTAAACAAATTTAATGAAGTATTATATTTTAATACGGCATTAACTGAACAGCAGATGTCAGAACTTTACAACGAATGGCTACAGGAAGCTCATCTCGAACATATCCCACGAACAATTGTTATTCCAGAATCTGTTAATGTAGATGCCAATTTGCAATTGGCACTAGATATGAGTTCAATTTCAGGGGAGACAATGTTAGATCTTTCTGGGGAGGATAATGACGGAACGATAAGTGGGGCTGTGCCAACTCAAGGATCACTGGGACCAGCAATGAGATTTGATGGGGTCGATGATACTATAGATTGTGGTGATATTGAAAATATGGATGGTCAATCAGCATTAACAATAATGGGGTTTGTAACGTCTGATGATTTAAATACTTTTGATGCTATTTTAACTAAAGGGGGAGGCAGTCCTCGTATATTTTTTGGTCTTTCAAGTGCAGCAGGGTTTGGAGGGCCTGATGATTATCATTTTGCTGTTAACTCTGGTGGAAATGCTTGGACTACGGGGGATCTATTAACTAATGGAGTTCCTTTTCATTTCGCTATGGTTTTTGATGGCTCTGGAGTAACGGATGCAGATAAGTTCAAGTTATATCATAATGCAGAATCTCAGACAGTTTCGTTTAGTGGTGTTCAACCTACAGTTACAGCATCAAATGCTAGTAGTGTAATTATAGGAAGAGATCCCGCTAGCGGAGCAAGATTTTGGGATGGAACAATGGAATATATTGAAGTCTATAATAGAGTATTGACTCAAGCAGAAGTTGAAGCTGATTATGCAAAGGCACAG